ATGAGCACCGGTAAGATTTTCGACATCGTGGCAATCGTGTGCTTCGCGATCTCCGCTGTGCCGATCACCCAACCAGTCAACTTGACGGCCCTTGGCCTAGTCTTCTTCACACTAGGCCACATGTTCCCATGATAACCGAGTTCAACTGGCCCCAGTGTGCCAAGTGTGGTCGTGGTGTAGAGAAGATCAAACGTGAGATCGACGTCTTCACGGGTGATGTTCTCTACACCGTGACCTGCCATGGCCAACAGATGGTCCAGCGCGTGATTGGCCTCGATATGCATGACGTATCGATGATGCACACTACGGCACACTGGGACGAGGGACCTACCGACGCGTATCCAAGCGTCACCTACCAGAAACAATGAGCAGACACCTAGACTACCGCGATCTTGAGCCCATTGAGCGACGCGTGGCGCTCATGCGTGCAGCGGGGATGTCAGAGGCGGTTATTGGGCGGTTCCTAGATACCGACTATATGACCGTCAACGCTATCCTCAAGCGGCCACGCGTTGCGAGGTACCTTCTCGCGCTTGAGACGACATTTGTCGACGAAATCGGGCCCTCCGCCAAGAATCTCACGGCTGCGATTGATGAGTCGGCTCATCGGGCGTTTGAGATTGAGAAGGACGTGATGGAGCGCCTCTATGCAAAAGACCAGGACATACGCGCCCAACTGGGCGCCGCAGCGACCGCACAAGATATACTGGATCGCGCAGGGAAGCGGGCCCCGACGAAAATTCAGTCTGAAACTATCCACACCATTGACGCAGAAGCCCTCGCACACGTCGCGAAAGTCCTCACAGAAGTTAATGGGCACGGTGTTATAGACGTAACGCCAGAGGAGGGATCCGATGGCACGTAAATGGATTCAGAAGGCGATCAAGAAGCCTGGGCAGCTTCACAGAGATCTAGGAGTTCCCCAGGGTCAAAAGATTCCGGCGAGCAAGATCGCGGCCGCAGCGAAGGGTGGTGGCAAGGTGGCACAGCGTGCCCGCCTCGCCAAGACCCTCAAGAAGATGTGACATGGCCAAGAAGAAGCTAGCAACCGATTGGCAAGGCCGCGGGAAGCCTTCGAAGATGCAACAGGATTTCATCAAGAAGGTTCGCTCCATGCCCGAGCGGGGGGCGGGGAGGGGCGGGGCCACCCGCGGTAAAAAATGAAATCCTTAAACACAACCCGCTGGGTAAAGGTCAAGTATCCCCGTGATACGCCCCGAATCTCGCGCAAGCGCCTGTGGTACGACCGATCGGAGTGGCGAGAGAACCCAAACGTGAACCTCGAGGGCGGGGGTCAAATTATTGACAACGCGATGAACGCCAACCGGAATCAGCCCGATATCGGGCAAACGGACTACAAGAATCTTCGCGGCCTGGCGAATCGTGCAGGGCGCGTTGCGCTCAAGAAGTTATAGGAGGTGGTTGATGAACTGCAAGACTCCCGAGGAGGAAGTGCCGCAGGCCGACGAGGCTAGCGAGGAAGAGCTCGAGAAGATTCAAGACGAGGACATGGACGAGGATGAGGAGGACGCGGGGTAAGTGGATGCGTCAAATATTGAAAGGGCATGAACCCTGGCAGCATCGGAGCTGGGGGGTGGGGCGGGGTGGGGGCCTGCGCTAACGATGTTCGCGAGCGAATTTGAACAAGCCACATACGCCGCAAGTACGGGGGACACAAGTGCTCGCAGCGAGCATGTCCGCCTATCTCTACGTGCACAGGCTCAGCGGTCCACGTATCTGATGGCCAAAGCTATCGTGGGGTTCCATGATCTCACGACTTACTTACACAAGGAAATGTGCACCTGGATCGAGTCCAATACCCGTCGGAAACTCGGCCTAGTCCCCCGAGATCATCTGAAAACGAGCGTCTGGACTATTGCCGATACGGTTCGCTTGGTCGCCGCGGATCCAAACACCCGGCTGTTGATCGCGAACGAAACGGCTACGAACGCGTCGCATTTCCTCCGGCGCATTCAGGCAGTCTTCGAGCGATCTACGCTATTCAGATGGCTGTTCCCTGAACTGATACCCGAGATCGGGAAGACCAAATGGTCCGAGTCCGAGATGCTCGTACCTCGTACTAAGGATTTTCCCGAAGCAACGGTGGAGGTGATGGGCGTTGGCGGTGCTGTCGTCTCTCGCCATTACAATCGTATTAAACTCGATGACTTGGTGGGCAAGGAAGCGTCGGAATCGGCGGAGGTAATGAAGAAGACCATCGACTGGTACCTCTACTGCGAGTCGCTGCTTGAGAAGCCGATCGACCCCATCGAGACGTACGGGACTCGGTGGACGCACAAGGATCTCTATGCCTGGATCATGGAGCATGAGCGAGACATAGACATCTTCCATCGGAAGGCTGTCAACGAGAATGGCCGCACCCTGTGGCCCCAGCGATTCCCGCTGAACGAACTTGAGCGCATTCGCGCCAAGATTGGCCCTTTCAAGTTCTCGTGTCAATACCAAAACGAGCCCTTCGATCCCGAGTACATGACGTTCGACCCGGGTTGGCTTCGATTCTACGAACTAAACGGTTGGGAACCCGACTATGACACGGGCTCACAGGTGTTGCAATTCGTGGGTCAGCCGAAGCCAATCCGGGTTTTGCCTTACGTATTCGTAGACCCAGCGATCAGCGAGCGGGACTACGCGGCCCGTAGCGCGGTGGTCTGCGCTGGCCTTGACGAGGCCGAACGGATCTTGGTCCTCGAGTCATGGGCCGAACGGTGCCAGCCTGTTATCATGATCGAGAAGATCTTCGAGATGGCGCAGCGATGGAATCCACTGGCCATCGTTGTCGAGGGCGTGGCGTACCAAAGAGCCCTCAAGGGCTTTATCGAAGCGGAGTGTATCCGCAGGGGTAATTGGCTCAACGTTCGCGAGGTCCGCCCTGGCGGCCGTGAGGGTAAGGAGTCCCGCATTAGGGGCTTGCAGCCTTATGCCGAGCGGGGACGTCTGTGGGTCCGACGGTCGACATGCGCGAAGATGGTGGAGGAATTCGAGGCGTTCCCGCTCGGTGAGACTGTAGATCTTCTCGACGCCCTTAGTTATGGCCCCCAGGTTTGGATCTTGCCCGACGCCGACAAGACTACGGAACCAACCTGGGAGCCAGAAGAACATATGCCCAACTACTACGGTGAGGGCATGAGTCGGCACACGGGGTACTGAGATGCCAAGCACGCTTCGGGTTAATGTGGCTGCCAAGGACGCCAACCAGTATGTTCAGCGGAACACCGACGACGTGCTGAACACCAATTACGGTCGCCATAGCACCATCGACCTTGCGGCCACAACAGCGTACACGGTGACCTGGCCGACGACGGGCGAGACTATTCTGTATGCTCGATTTCCCGTCCAAGCTAGTTCATATACCGTGAACGTCAAGACAACAACGAGTGACGTGGGGTGGACTGCGACGGTCCCCGCCGGGACAATAGGCTTCTTGCCAATGGTGCTGGCAAAGCCCCAAACCACGACGTACATTCTCACAGCTAGCGCAGCAGCGACAGTGACGCTGGTGTACGTATGACCGAGGAAGAATGGTGGGAGAGATTAGAGGCCCGTGGACTATCGCCTGAGCAGCGCATTGCGGCCCTCAAGCGAGTCGGAGCCAAGGATGATGACGGAATGGTCATAATCATGCAACGATTGAAGGCGACGCCAATGCAAGCCTTCATGATGTCAAGAAAGGAGCGATAATGGGCCAGATGCTCAGTGGTGCTGGGGGTGGCATGAATCCCCAGCTGGCGCAGCAGGCCGCGAAGTCGATCATGCCAAGCGACGTGGCTATGGGAGGCGCGGTGCCACAAGCGCCCGCACCGATATCAGATCCCGCAGCGAGCGCCGCGGCGGGCGAACATCCAGGGGCGACGAACATGAAGGCTAATATGGGCTTCATGTCGAAGCTCATGGGCCTGCTGGGCGATACCCAAGAGGAACGCGAAAAGAACGCCGAGGCGCTCAGCGCGATGGTGCAGGATATTGGCTCGATGGGCAAGACGGCGTCGGAGTCCTCGCTAATGCGCCGGATGATGACTCACCAGATGAGGCCGCTGGCGGTCCTGAGCGAGGGCAATCCGGCGGGTGGCGTTGCGGCGATTCCGAATGAAATCATGGCGCCGGTGATGGCGCAGATGGGATTCAGGTGAGATTATGGGCCGCGCACAGAAGAACGCTCGTAGGGGTGGAAATGTTCCGAAGAAGCCCCCGAAGCCTCCTAAGGGGAAGTAATGCCGATTGACAGCGGCGTCATCCCAGGTGCTCCAGTCGCACTGACCGAGAAGGATAGGACCTGGCTGAAGGAGTACCTATCCTCTGAACTCGATGAGGCCCTTTACCTACACGAGCAGAAGCTCGAATGGGTTGATGAGTCTAATCGACTGTATCTCGGTGATCCAATAACAGCGCGAAAGTCCTTCCCTTGGGATGGCGCCGCTAACTTGGTGATTCCCCTCGTGGGCATCACAGTTGATTCAATTGTCGCCCGAATCATGAATACGATCTTCGCGGTCGACCCGTTCTGGAGCGCATCCGCGTTGATCAAGGACCTCGAGCCCGTCGTGAATCCACTCCAAGATTTCATGGAGTGGTCGCGCGTCAACGAACTCGACATGTATCGCCAGACCCGTAGCTGGATCGTAGAAGTCGTGAAGCATGGGTGGGGGTACATGAAGGTTTATTGGGAATCGTTTACACAAAGGAGTTTTGCGATCCAGAGGGGCGCTGCTCGAGCGGTGGACAGCATCGTGCGTCGGCCCAAGGTGCAGCATGTACTGCTCGCCGATATTATATGTCAGGCGGGCATCGAGGACGAATTGGGGCAAGCCGAGTGGGTGGGCCACCGAATTCGGTTGACCGATGGCCAGATGCTGTGGCGCAAGCACGACAAAGTGTACGACAACGTCGATACTATCCTTGCCCACAAGGCTGAGCCCACGCCGATGGAGGAGAAGGTCCTCGAGAACGAACTCGAGAAGCAGGCTCCCCGGTGGAAGAAGAAGCTCAACACGCTATACGAAATCTACGCGGATCTCCCACTGGCGGGCTCGAAGTTGCCGGTGCCCGTCATGATCACGTATCACCATGAGACTCGCGAGATCGCTCGGTGCGTGTACAACCCGGACATCACGGGAGAGCGCCCGTTCAAGAAGGGCAAATTTATAGATCGCGAGGGCAAGCGCGATGGCATCGGTATCTCACGGCAATTGGCACTGTTGCAGGAAGAGATCAGCACTCTGCACAATCAGCAGGTCGATAACGCAACGCTCGCGAACACCCGATTCTTCGTGGGCCGACGCGGCGTTGTTCGTAACGGAACTCGTGTGTGGCCAGGCCGGTTCCTATCCGTCCCGGATCCTAAGAACGATATTGCCACGATTCCGATGTCCGACATCTACCCGAGTATGCAGCAACTGGAGACGTCGTGCCTCGCGTACGCAGAGAGGCGGTCGGGTATCGCGGATTATCAGCTCGGGCGAGAATCGAATGTCATCGGCAACCGGGCGACGGCAACGGGCACACTAGCACTTATCCAGGAGGGCAACAGGCGCTTTGACCTAAATATTCGTGACGTTCGCGATTGCTTGGGGTCTGTAGGCAAAAAGATCCTGCTTTTAAACGCGCAGTTCCGGCCTCAGGGCATGGCGTACTTCGTGAAGGGTAGCGACGGTGACCTGATCGAGCGGGTCCTCGATTTGCCCGATGAGTTCATCGCCGACGGGATCGGTATGGAATTGACCGCGAGCACTGCGACGATCAATCGCGAGATCGAGAAGCAGGGGCTAGTGTCTCTGATGGGCACGCTGGCCCAATACTACCAGCAGTTGATGAGTATAACGGCGACGGCGTGCAACCCGCAAGCACCACCGGCGGTCCAAAAGATGTGCCTTGAGATGGCCGATGGTGCTCGATACTTGATGAAGATGATCGTACAGACCTACGAGATTAGAGCGATTGATACTCTCTTACCGGAAAGCATTACGCCGGAGGTGGAGGCCGAACATGCAGCAGCCGCGCAAGCAGCGCAACAGCAGGCAGCGTTAGGTGGCCCTCCCGGACAACCAGGAGGCGCTCCGGGAGGCCCTGGACAAGCTCCGGTCGGAGCCGGAGTGGCAGCTCCTGTGGGAGCACCTGTTGCTGGCGCGGCAGGGATGCCTTCTACGCCTGGCGCACGCTAGTAACTGGGAACAATGTCTAGAGATCCGCGGGGAGATAAACGCGCTGAATCAATTCCTTGAGTTCGGGGACGAACTTCTGAACAAGCTCGAAGAGCTTGAGATTGAGGCAAAGCAAGATGGCGAAAGAAGACGAGGCCGAGAAGGTGGATACACAGGACGAGGAGAAGGATGACCAGCAATCCTCTCGGTTCGAGAAGCTAGAGAAGGAAAACCAGGAACTCCGGGCACAGACGCAGCGTAGCCTCGAGGAGGCTGCGACCGCGCGGGGCCAGGTCCAGGTAATCCTTGATCAGATCCAGCGGGCGGCTGCCGCTGGGGACCCAGGAGCGCAGCAGGCACAGGAGAAAGTCAAAACGCTGCGCGATGAGTTCGATGACGATCCCGTTGCGGCCATGAATAAGTTGGTCACAATGAGGGTCGGGCCAATTGTGCAGGAGTACTTTGGGCGGACTGCCGACACCGAGCGCGAAGCGGCAAAGGTGAAGCACGGCAAGACGTTCGACAAGTACGAGAAAGAGATCGACGACTTCATGAAGGACATGCCCCTAGATGTCAAGGCGAAGCCTGGCAGCTACACGCAGGCCCTGAAATACGTGAGGTCGTTGCATCTCGATGACGAGATCGAGGAGGCACGAAAGCAAGAACGCGAGCGCGCGGCCCAGCCCGAAGGGGCAAGTTTGTCCGAGCCCGAGAAGGAGAAGAAGCGTGCCCTGTCGCGAGACGAGCGGGAGGTCATGAAACACTTTAGTATGGACGAGGACGAGTGGGAGCGCTATTCAACCGTTGGTGGGGTTCGACCTACCAAGCGGAAGGGAAAGGCAGCTTAACATGGGCATCGAGTTCACCCGCGACGAAGCGGATAAGAAGATGGCGGGCGGACAGTACGATCCGCTTAGCGTCAAGAACAAGGACCCGAACTATCACTACAGGTGGCTTCGCAAAGAGAAGCTCAATATGCAGCGGAAGACCGGGTTCTTGAAGTACGAGGTCGTGAAGGGTACCGGGGAAGAGACGGTCTGCGGCGACAACACTCCGCTGAAGGCGGGTGAGCAGGTTGCGGGTACCGTCGAGGTCGGCGATCTGGTTCTCGCGCGGATTCCGAAGGAACAGCACGAGGAATACAGGCGCCGGAATCAAGAGAAGATCAACGCCCTGGCAACAGGGGTATCAGCGTCGTTCAAGGCGCAGGTGGGCGACCGGGCGTACGAGGAACATCGGGACGCACCGGGATACCCAGGCAGCGTGACGAGGGACGACGTCGACCTGGAGGAGTAGGATGAGGCAACTTGAACAGCAGATGACCGTGCACGGGAACAGCCCGTACACGCTCACATATCCCGAGGCGCCGGGCCAGACCTTCGAGGTCGGGGCACCGCTGGCAATCAACGCCTCGGGGCAAGTCGCGGAGGCTGCGACTCCCGCTGCATCGGTGTGCGGCGTGTCGGCGGTCTACGCGTCGGGCATCACCAACAACCCCGTGGTCTTCTGGGTGGCGGACGAGGACACACTCTTCGCGGGTGTCATGGCGGGCGGCGTCGCAGCAGACGTCAGCAAGCTCGTGACAGTCAAGAAGACGGGTGCCATTTGGGCCATCGACAGGACGACTGCGGGAACCTTCCTGATTCTGGAGATCGGCCAGAGCCTCCCGCCAGGGCAGGTGATTGGCCGAGGCCACTGGCTCCAGAGCGCCACACAGCTGTGGAAGGCGGCGTAGGAGGTAGGGGGCTATGGTAAACGTAACTGGTGCATTTTCATACCTCCTCGCGCCGGGCTTGCGGAAGGTGTTCTTCCAGTTGCTGGACGAGCGCCCTCCCGAATACAGCAAGATAGCGAACGAGGAGACAAGCAGCCGCGCTTACGAGGAAGACCTCGAGATCGGGGGCCTCGGGAGCATGCCCATCAAGCCAGAAGGTCGTGGTATTGTGTACCAGGATCTGCGGCAGGGTGGGAAGAAGCGGTACACTCACCTCACGTACGGACTCGGCTTCCGCGTCACACTAGAGATGGTGGAAGACGATCTGTACAACATCATGAAGAAGAACACCAAGGAACTCGCCAAGGCGGCACGGAATGCCCGCGAGGTGGCCTTCTTCAACATGCTCAACAATGCGTTCACAACGCAGTACGGCTTCCCGAAGTTCGGGAACAACGAGGCCCTCATCGCAGCGACGCACACCAAGCTAGGTGGCGGGACTGGGAGCAACAGGGCGACCACCGATGCAGACCTCTCGCCAACCAGTCTGGAGGCTGCAATCATTAGCTTCGAGTCGCTGGCCGATGAGATGGATATCCCTGTGGTCATCAAGCCCAAGCTCCTGCTTGCTGGGCCTCAGTTGAAGATGACCATGCGGGAGATCCTGGGCAGCGAGTTCAGGCCGTACACCAGCAATAATGAGATCAATGCCCTTCGCGAAGAGGGCCTGGACTACATGGTCGGGCACTACATCGTGGACCCCGACTCGTGGTTCTTGCTCGCAAGCAAGGGTGACCATGATCTCAACTTCTTCGAGCGCCAGGCCGTTCGGTTCCAGAACGGCGATGACTTCGATACTGGCGACGCGAAGTTCAAGGCTTTCCAGCGCTTCTCGGTGGGTGCTGGTGAGTGGCGAGGGATCTACGGCTCGCAGGGAGCGTGAGTCATGATTCCCGTACAGACCATGTTCCCCCGGAATTGCTGTATCCTGGGGACCGGCAAGTTTAGTTCGGCGTTGATCGCGCGGAGCTTGTCGGGTACCTGTGGGGTGGTTGTGTTCCAGTCCCAACTGGGCAACGAGGGTTTCATCTACGTTAATGGAACACAACCGAGCCAGGTCATGTTCGGTGGTGTGAATGAGGTGATGACCAACCCCGCAGGTGGAATCGCGATTGGAGGCTCGATCACACACCCAGCGTTACCGAAGCCATTGCGCTTTCAGCCTGGGTGGATAACGCTCGGGAGTGAGCGCGTTTCCAGTTCGATTTTCCTCCGTGGATCATACACGGCAGCGGCTGCGCCGGTGTGGATCCCGCCAGCTGTCGGGCTCATGAACAACAATGGCACTGATGTTCATTACTTGTTCATGACCGATAGCATGGTAGTTACCACACAGACGCTAACCCTCTACTGTGGCACCGAAGCAGACTACAAGAGTCCTCCCGGAGCGGCTGTCTCGGTGGCAGCAATCGCGGCAAGCGGCGGCCTAAGCGGCGCGGTCCTAAATTGGGATACGTTGCGGCGTGATGGCCGTTCGACGCTGTCGGATAGCTACCGTGGATTCAACGCACCGTTGGTCATCCGATCAGGTGGCCTGTCGGCTGCGTTGGGCCTCGTGACAGGGGACTTCCTTGGGGCCACGGCTGTTTACGTGGACCCAACTACGAAGGTCGTGACCACGAGTGATCTCCAAACTTGGTACAGTTGGTCCGGCACAACTTCGTTCCCTTGATGGACCCACGATACCGTATAGAGATTGAGCACGATGGGGAAGTCTGGGTTGTAGGCTTCCCTAAATTGCCTGGATGCCTCGGGCGGGCCGAAGATCTGCTCGAGGCAATCAGTGCTGCTGAGTTTGCGCAGGAGGATTACCTAGGTCGGTTTTGCGATGCCGAACGGTGGGGAGAGCGTGGCTACTAGACAAATTCCATCGCTTCCAAGACTCGCTGACCCAAAGCAATTGCTTCAATGGGCTAAGCGACTCGTGGAAGCGATGCAACAATATTTGTTGACTCTAGGGACGATCTTCCCGCAATGGATTTGGGTGGCCCAGCCAGCTAGTGCGGCCAATTTGCAGCCTGGTCAAGTATCTCGTAACAATGCCTCGATGTCGGCAACAACGCAAGTTTGGATCCATTCTATCGACACGGGAAGCCTAGACCATACCAATCATTTCAATGCTATTATGTACGGCGGGGGTCAGGGTCAGCAAGATCTGTTGATTATGGTCACGACGACAAGTTCGGTCCGTTACAAGATCACGGGCCTTAGTTCTACACAAGCGGTAGATGGGAACGCTTACATACTAACCGTCGGATTCATAGCACTGGCTGGCCCCGATGAGCCAGTTGGGGTAGCTGCGGGAGTCCACGTATCCTATGTGGCTACGTCATGAATGAGGACCAGGTAGGTAGCACGTCATCTGGGCCAACGTTCCCGCGGTATGGGGAGCGGTGGTTCGAGTGCTGGATTTGTGGGTTCGATTACCCGGAGCATGAGTCGCGGAGGCACTATCGGAGCCACCGGCTTGTTTGCAAGGATTGCGATGACGAGAAAACCCATTTCGATTACCTAGCGGAAATCGCGATTCCCTCGGAGGCTGAGGCCGCGCGGCGGGAACCGTTGGAACAAGTAGCAACTTGCCAGAATGAGATCTCGGGATCACGGTGGTACGAGGCTCGGTGGTATGAGGGGAAATTCTATGACCCAGGTGATCAAGATTGCTCCGGCGCGAGGATGGCCACCGTGGGCCAACCGAAGAATCGTGGTTGGGATACCGCGGGCTGGGACCAGGATTTCTGGAGCGAATAAATGGCGGTAACAGTCCAACGACCAGTCAAGAGGTACGGGACTCGTAGCTATGTGAGTGAGGTCGCGTTGGCGCCGGATGGTTACGATGCTATTCGGTCGAGCGAGATAGATGCGGACCTAGATACCCTCTATAACTCCTGGAACTCGGGACTTCCGATTACGGATAGCTACATCACGAGTACAATGCTTGCGCCTGGCATTGTAGGATCACGGGAACTTGCTGACGGGGGCATCCAGACAGCCGACATTGGTGACGCGCAGATAACTGACCAGAAGATCGTCTCGGTGGCCTGGGCCAAGATCACGGGCGCCCCTGCGGCTCCAACCACGCTGCCACCGTCGGGGCCTGCTGGTGGAGTGTTGACGGGATCGTATCCTAATCCCAACGGCTTCGCGCCCGGTTCGGTGACGGATGCGACGATAGCAAACGTGTCATGGTCGAAGATCGTGAGCGCGCCGGCAAGCTTCCCACCTACAGGTGCCGCGAGTGGTTCGCTTACTGGAAATTATCCAAGTCCGGGTTTCGCGGCTAACACGGTGGGTCGCACGCAGCTCATAGTTAATCACATATATGGGGGCACCGCTACGGTAGGTGTGCCGTCAAACTTTGTTCTCTCCACAGCGGGGGTGTGGACTACTTACGTAACATTGCCGGCTATCTCCACGCGCGGGGGTTTTGTGCATCTTACTGCCGACACAAACTTGTCGGTCGCGACGCCCATTGCGGGTGCGCAAATAGCACAGCGATGGTTACGTGATGGTGCAAACGTTACGATCAAGACAATAAACGTCGCGAGCGGCACTGGCGTGTTCGTGCCATTACCAGGCATTCATGTGATTGATGGAAACTGCCCAGCGGGCTCTCATACCTATACCTATCAGGTACTGGTGACTGGGGCGAGTACAATTATGGCTGGCGGGACGACTGAGGGAACGATGCAAGCGGTGGAGATAGGGTGAAATGTCGACAATCCAGCGCAATATCAAGCGGGGCAATGTCCGTACCTTCGATGATTTGTATTCGCGGGGCTTCACGGACATTTGGGCGAGCGAGGTCGATGCGGATTTTGACACGATATACAACGCCTGGAATCTTGGGGTTCCGGGTGGGATTAACATACAAGATGGTTCGATCACGGGCGCAAAGCTGGCCGATGGGTCGGTGAGTTACTCGAAGCTCGTTGTAGGTTCGATCCGAGGGGGCGGCGCAGCGGCAGGGGGAAACATTGCGTCGAAGTCAATAGATGGCCGAGTCGACATTCTTGATGGATCAATCGGGCCAGCGCAGCTGCAGTCGGGTTCGATAACTTCCGCGATATTAGCCCCCGGTTCGGTAACCACCGCGGTTCTAGCGGACGGGGCAGTGAACTCTGCGAAGATAGCAGATGGGTCTATACAGACCGTTGATATCGCGAATAACGCCATCACAACTGCGCTGATAGCAGACGCAGCGGTAACAGATGCCAAGATTTCGTCGGTCAGTTGGGGTAAGATTGCGGGGACACCAACCACATTACCGCCCTCGGGCGCTGCGGGTGGTAGTCTCGTGGGGAACTATCCGAACCCAACGATCGCAGTTGGGGCGGTGGGCGCGAACGAGATTCTTGATGGTTCTATATCGGCGGTAGAACTAGCGCCAAACGTGGCGAGTCGACTAACTCCCGTCTACGGGGCGCCACAGGCTAACATGGTTCTGTCCATTGATGCACTTGGGCAGAGCATGACCTGGAAAGCTTCGCCGCCCGCTTCGTTATCCCCTGGGCAAGTGACAACGACGTATATTGCTGATTCCCCAAACGGGGTTACTGACGCAAAGATCACTAGTGTCGCTTGGACCAAGGTGACAGGTGCACCCACAGCATTGCCGCCCAGTGGTGCTGCTGGGGGGGATCTCACTGGTACGTATCCGAATCCAGCCATCAGGGCAACGTACACGTGCCCGCCAAGCGGAGCAGCGGGTGGTGATTTGGCGGGTGCGTATCCGACTCCAACAATCGGTATTGGCAAGGTTACGAGCGCTGCTCTTGCTGCGGGTGCGGTTACCACGACTAGCATCGCTAACGGAAACGTGACCACGGCCAAGCTAGCTCCAACCGGCGTCGCTGCTGGTACCTACGGCAGCTCGACTGCGATTCCACAGTTCGGACTCGACGTCGATGGTCGACTGACGTCGATCGCCACGGTTGCTGTCTCAATCCCGCCAGGCACGACTGTTGGGGCAACGCCCCCGGCGAGCCCGGCCGTGGGCCAGATGTGGTGGCGCAACGATCCCGATGGGATGTTGTACATCTGGTACAACGACGGTTCGTCGAGCCAGTGGGTCCCGGCGGTGCCAAGCTCGAGTTATCCTTCGGGTCCCGCGGGTGGAGATCTGGCGGGCAACTACCCGAGCCCG